GAAATATCCCGAATGACAAGATCGTCGGGGTGAGCCAGGGGTGGAAACTTGGCGGCGCGATCAAGACGGCTGAGCGTTGGCTGGCGTCGGGTGAATTCTGCCCGGCAGCTCAGCCCATGATGGCCTGGTGCGTCGGCAATGCCCGTGTCGAGCCTCGCGCCAACTCAATCCTGATCACCAAGCAGGCCAGCGGTTCGGCCAAGATCGACCCGCTGATGGCGATGTTCAACGCCGTGACGCTGATGGCGCTAAACCCGCCGGCGGCCACGAAGAAGTTTCAAATGTTCGTCCTGGGCTGATCGCCCAGCACCTATAGAGCCCGCCTTGAGCGGGCTTTCTCGTTTCTGGAGAGCCCGCATGAACAAGAACCGCGCCTATAGCGTCTTGGAGGTCAAGGCGCTGGACGAGGAGAAGCGTGTCATCACTGGCATTGCTTCCACCCCATCGCCGGATCGGATGCAGGACGTGGTTGAGCCGAAAGGCGCCCAGTTCAAGCTTCCGATTCCATTCCTCTGGCAGCACAACCATGACGAGCCTATCGGCCAGGTCACCGAAGCCAAGGTTACCCAGAAGGGTATCGAAGTCTCGGTGCAGCTCACCCAAGTAGATGAGCCAGGGAAGCTGAAAGACCGCCTCGACGAGGCATGGCAATCGATAAAGTCAGGCTTGGTCCGCGGCCTTTCTATTGGCTTCTCCGCCAAAGAATTCGAGCAGATCCCAGGTTCCTTGGGGCTGCGCTTCCTGTCGTGGGAATGGTTCGAGCTCTCGGCCGTGACCATCCCTGCCAACGCAGAAGCAACCATCACCTCCGTGAAGTCGTTCGATCGTGAGCAGTTGGCCTCGCTTGGCCATAAGCAGCACACGGTGGTGCGGCTGAACAACCCCGCCGGCGCTTCGGCAACTCGCAAGAAATCCACCTCCGTTCCGAAGCCCGAGGAGGGCAAAGACATGAAAACTATCGCTGAGCAGATCGCCGAATTCGAGGCGACCCGAACCGCAAAGGCTGCCGACATGGAAGCCATCATGACCAAATCCGCCGAGGCCGGCGAAACCCTGGACGCCGAGCAGTCGGAGCAATTCGACACTCTGGAAGCCGAAATCGCTGCTATCGACAAGCACATCGGCCGTCTGCGCGGCATGCAGAAGGCTCAGGCCTCCGCCGCGAAGCCGGTATCGGAGGAACATGGCGCACAGCGCGCTAAGGCTCTTGAAATTCCTGGCGCACAACGATCTGCCGCAATCGTCAAGAGCGTGAAAAATGAAGAGCCTGGCATCGGTTTTGCCCGATTCGCGCTGGCCATGTACGCCGGTAAAGGCGACGTCTCCAGCGCCAAGGCTTTCGCCGAGAATAAGTTCGCGGACGACGTTCGCCTACAAGGCATCATGAAGGCAGCCGTCGCTGCTGGCACCACCACCGACCCCACCTGGGCCGGAAACCTGGTGGACTACCAGAACCTTTCCTCGGAATTTGTGGAGTTCCTTCGCCCTCGAACCATCGTAGGTCAGTTCGGCCAAGGCAATGTCCCGGCACTTCGTCGAGTTCCTTTCAACGTGCGTATCCCTGGGAAAACCTCTGCCGGTCGCGCTCAATGGGTTGGCGAAGGCTATCGCAAGCCGGCCACCAAGTCTGGCTACGCCGCGCAGACCCTGACGTGGGCGAAAATCGCTGCGATCTCGGTTGTGACTGACGAGCTCTCGCGCTTCTCCGACCCGTCGATCCAGACCTTGGTGCGCGACGACTTGGCTGACGCAGTGATCGAGCGCATGGATGAAGACTTCGTAGATCCCGCAAAGGCTGTTGGTACTGGCGCCTCTGCAAGCCCTGCATCTGTTACCAATGGCGTAACTCCGATTCCATCGAGCGGTAATGATGCAGATGCTGTTCGCGCTGATATCGCGGCGCTGTGGGCTGAGGCTGATGACGCAAACTTGCCGGCAGGTAGCGCGGTCTACATCACCGATGCAAAGACTGCTCGTGCCCTTTCCTTGCTGCGGAATCCACTCGGTCAGCGTGAGTTCCCAGAAGTCACCATGACCGGCGGCAGCATCGACTCTGTTCCGATGATCGTCTCCAACTACGTCCCGTCTGACTCCAGCGGCTCGCTGTTCATTCTGGCTTTTGCCAGCGAGATATATCTGGCTGACGACGGCGTTGTGACAATCGATCTCTCGAAGGAAGCCACCATCTTCCTTGATGACGATGCAGCCAATTCCACGCCAACCGCTGCGCAACTGGTAAGCATGTTCCAGACCAACCAGACGGCGATTCGCGCCGAGCGCTGGGTACGCTGGCAGAAACGCCGCCCGCAGGCAGTTGCCTATCTTGACAATGTCAACTGGGGCGCCGCGTAAGGCCTTAGGGGCGCTTGGGCGCCCCTTTCCTTTCTGGAGTGCACATGAACGTCAAAGTCATCGACATCAAGTCCGGCTCGGTGAAGACCATGCCGGAGCGTTACGCCAAGATTCTTGTGAAGGCGAAGCGCGCGCGCTGGCCTGATTCCGAAGTGAAGCAATACATCGCCACCGCTGTGGCTGTGGATGATCAGGTTTCGCCTGAGGTATTAGCTGAGCCTGTTTTGGAATCGGCCAGTGATGTCACGGCTGAACCGAAGAAGCGCGGCCGTAAACCAAAGGCTCAGGTCGAGGAGTAACCAATGGGATTTCTTCAGCGGATCTTCGGCAGACGCGAGAAGACGCTACAGAATGTCCCTGTCTCCCGTGGCTGGTGGCCTCTGGTGCGGGAGCCTTTCACCGGCGCATGGCAGCGTAACAAGGAAGAGCGCCTGGATTCGCTCCTGCAGTATCCGACGCTGTACGCCTGCGTCTCGCGCATCGCCACTGACATCGGCAAGCTGCCGTTCAGCTTGAAGCAGAAGAATGCCCAAGGCATCTGGCAGTCGGTAGAGAATCCTGCCTACTCGCCGGTCTTGAAGAAGCCGAACCACTACCAGACTCCGCAGCAGTTCCGTGAGTACTGGTCGCTCTCGAAGAAAACTCAGGGCAATACCTATGCGCTCAAAGAGCGCGACATGCGCGGTGTTGTCGTGGCGCTGTATATCCTCGACCCATGCCGGGTTATGCCACTGGTGTCCGACTCGGGCGAGGTGTTCTATCAGCTGTACGTCGACAACCTAAATCTGCTTCCGGACGGCGAAACCGATCTGATCGTCCCGGCCTCTGAGATTATCCATGACCGCTGCATTTGCCCGTTCCATCCACTGATCGGCCTTCCGCCAATTGCGGCTGCATACTGGCCTGCTCTGAAGAACATGCGAATCCTGCGTTCGTCATCGGAATTCTTCGCGAACAACGCTCAGCCTTCCGGGATTCTGTCCGCCCCTGGCGCCATCGCAGACGGCACTGCCGAACGCTTGAAAACCTACTGGAACGACAACTTCACCGGGTCCAATGCCGGCAAGGTTGCGGTTGTCGGCGATGGCCTGCAGTTCGTTTCTCTGGCATCGAAGTCGGTCGATTCGCAGATGGTTGAACAGCTTCGCTACTCCGATGAGCAGATCTGCCAGCCATTCGGAATTCCGCCGTTCAAGGTGGGGCTAGGCACTATTCCTTCTGGCCTGGGCGTCGACGCTATCAACCAGCTCTACTACGACGACGCGCTGCAGGCGGATATCCAGGCCATGGAATGCCTTCTCACTGAAGGGCTGCGCGCCGATCCCTACAAGGTGGATATGGACGAGTCGGTTCTGATGCGGATGGACTCCGGCAAGAAGGCTGAGTATCACCGCACCTTGATCGATGGAAGCATCGAAACCATCAACGATGCGCGTGCAGATTTCAATCTTCCGGCCCTCGAAGGCGGCGATACCGTCTACATGCAGCAGCAGGACTTCCCGCTGGATCAGGTGCGCAACAACGTGCTGCCGAACAATGCGCCTGTGCAAGAGCCGGCTCAAGCTGTTCAAGAAGAGCCCGCAGCACAACCAGACCAACAAACTCAGCGCGCTTTGGCTGAGCTGTTCCTTCTTAAGGCTGCCCAAGCCGCACGCACTGAGGCCCTTCAATGATCGACCCGGTAGAGTTCGGTAAGGCGATGGGCGCCATCGTTCGTGAAGTGACAGCGCCGCTGCTTGTCCGCATCGAGCAGTTGGAAAAGGCTTTGGCCGAACGGCCTGATCTTGAGTTGATTGCCCAGCAGGCCGCGGCACTGATTCCAGCACCAAAAGACGGGGTAGACGGTGCTTCTGCCGACATGGAAGCCCTGAAGTCGCACCTGGAAGAGCTGGTGAAGAGCATTCCGGCGCCGCAGGATGGCTCTAGCGTTACCACTGAAGATGTGGCCCCGCTGATTCGTGAAGAAGTGGCCAAGGCAGTTGCCGAGATTCCGCCGGCGAAGGATGGCGAGTCGATCACGGCTGAAGATGTTCGCCCGATGCTAACTGAGCTGGTGGATTCCGCAGTGAAGTCGCTGCCACCGGCCGCTCCCGGCAAAGACGCCGACATGGGCGCGCTGAAAGATCATCTCGTTGAGCTCGTGAAGGGCATCCAGCTGCCATCTGCTCCGACCGCCGAAGAGGTAGGTGGCCTGTTCGAGCGTCGATTCTCCGATCTGACCTTGCACTGGGAGCGCCAGGTTCGCGAGGACACTAGCAAGGCTCTTGATCGAATCCCTGCGCCGAAAGATGGCCGTGACGCACTGCCGCTGGAATCGTTCGAGCTTGAGCTTGGCGAGGATGGCCGCACCGTCACCATTAAGATGCAGGCCGGAGATGTTATTCTTGAGAAGTCGGTGAAGATCGCATCTGTCATCGACCGCGGCGTATTCAGCTCAGAGAAATCATACGAGCAGGGCGACGGCACTACTTATGGCGGCTGCTACTGGATTGCGCAGAAGGACGCGCCGGCAGGCGTTCCGGGTGGTTCTGACGATTGGCGCCTAGCTGTCAAGAAAGGCCGGGATGGCAAGGATCTCCGCGACAGCGCGTCGAAGCATGATCCGAGCAAGGGAGTCAGCATTAAATGAGACTGCCCCTCCTGCTGTTGGCCACAGTTTTGGCTGGATGTAATCCGGCGCCAGAGATTTCGATTCGCGCCGATGAATGGGTCTGCTCGAAGGTCGCTCGCACTGATAATGCGGTCCCGCTGGTTGCTGGTAAGGCTGTGATTCCGATGAATCAGTCCAGACTAGAATGCGCCCAATGGACGCGCATGGGGGAGCAGCCATGATGTACGTCACCCTGGAGCGCGCCAAGGCCCATCTGGCGATGGACCATGACGAGGACGACACCCTTATCTCGGCCTACATCACTGCCGCGTCCGGCGCCGTGAAGAACTACCTGAAGTCGGCATCGGCCTACGAGGTCGAGCGCGACAGCAACGATGACCCTGTGCTGGATAGCAATGGCGATCCCGAGTATGTGCGCGATAGCAGTAACGACAAGCTGGTGCGCCTTGAGGTCCAGCAAGCTGTGCTGCTGCTGATCGGCTTCTTCTACAAGGATCGCGACGAGAACGCGGATAGCGCCTTCGCGCAAGGCTACCTGCCTGCTCCGGTGACCGCGCTTCTATATCCGCTGCGCGACCCTGCGGTGGCCTGAGATGGGAATGAAGGCGGGCCGTCTACGCCATCGCGTGGATATCCAGGACAAAATCATCACCCAAGTCCCGCAAACTGGAGAGATGATTGAAAGCTGGTCGACGATCTGGCCGAAGGTTCCTGCGGAGATTGCGCCATTGAGCGTGCGCGAGTTCATCGCCGCTCAGGCAGTTCAATCTGATCTTTCGGCGCGCATCACCATCAGGTACCGCGACGGCATGTTGCCGACAATGCGTGTTCTGCACCAAGGCCGAATCTACAACCCCGACGGCTGGCTGGCTGACCCTGTACGTGGCAATGAGTACCTGACCGCTCCCTGTTCTGAAGGCGTCAACGAAGGCTGATGGAATCCAAACGCTGGACTGGCTGCACCGTTGTGTGCATAGCCAGCGGTCCTTCTTTGACTGCTGAAGACTGCGCGGAGGTCGAGCGATCAGGGCTGCCAACGGTAGCAGTGAACTCCAGTTGGAAGCTGGCTCGCTTTTGCGACGTGCTTTACGCCGGCGATGCCTGCTGGTGGGCTGAGTACGGCAACGAGATAGATATCCCAGCTGAACGCTGGAGCTGCACTCGGCAGGCTAAGCAGCGCTTCGGTGTAAATCACCATCATGCAGGTGGTCCCTACAATAGCGGAATGCGCGCCATCCAGTTTGCAATGGGGCAAAGCGCCTATCGGGTTCTTCTGCTCGGCTATGACTGCTCGCTAGCCGCCGGAACGCATTGGCATGGTGAGCATCAGCGGACCAAGAACCCTGACGCTCATAAGGTTGCCGGTTGGCATAAGCAGTTTGCCCAGGTGGCGGCCGAGGCCAAAGCGCGCGGCGTAGAGGTGATCAACTGCAGCCGCTATAGCGCGCTTGGCTGCTTCCCGCGCTTGAGTCTTGAGGAGGCGCTTTGCTGATCAAGGGAATGATGGGCCTTGGCGACAACATCTTCGCCAGAGCCTTCATCAAGAACTATCCATGCGCCTTTCTTGAAACGCCCTGGCCAGAGTTGTACAGCGATCTGAACGTCAAGTGCGTTCGACCTTCGACGAAGCTGCGGACCCAGGCCAAGAACATCGACCGTCCGCACAAATGGCACAAGGCTCCGCCGTCGAGGGAACTGCGCATTGCCTACGGACGCGAGCCGATCATCCAAGGCTTGCGCAAAGCCTATAGGTGTGAGCCAAAGGAGTTTGATCTGCCGGACTTTGGGCCATCGCCAGTCGATGGCCGATACGTGATGGTAAGACCGGCCACGGTGCGCTCTGAGTGGCGCGCAGATACACGAAACCCGCTTCCCGAGTACATATTCAGAGCTGCCGCAGAAATGCGCCGCAGGGGCTGGAAGGTGGTGTCGGTTGCAGACCTCGTTCCAGATGTTGAATGGGCGCTGGATCCGCTCCCTACGGCTGATGTCACGTTCCACCGCGGCGAAC